TTGTAGACCTTGTCAACAGCATCAGAGACGAAGGCACCGTCATTCGTGACCCTAATGTCATTGAGTCTGAAGGTGCTGGCGCTGCTGCTGTAGAGGCTGCAACCCAAAGAGTGATGGGTAGACTGCCGGTGTTTAAGGAACAGCTTCCTGAGGCTGTTATCAGGCTTACAGAAGGAGAAATGTCTAGAGAAGGTGAATACTTCAACAGACTCTTAGGCTTCCGTCAAACTATTCAACGTAACCCTGTTGAGCAAGAAATTGTTAAGCTCAATCTAAATCCGTTTGAATTGTATGGCACTAGCAGCGGAGATAAGCAATACGACAGAGACTTCATCAAGAACGCCAATGAGCTTGTCCTGCGTCAAGCTACAGCACGTATCAAGTCACCAGACTATGCTGTGTTGCCCGATGCAGAGAAGGCATTGGCTCTGACAAACTCCATTAGAGAAGCAATTTCAGTGGCTAAGGAAACTACCAACGAGACATATAAAGCCAATGATTTGCTGAAGGTGTATAAGATGAAGTATAACAAGCTGCCTAAGGCTGTGAAGACAGCCATTGACAGGCGCTATATTGAAGACTCCGGTGGAAGCAGCATTGAAGAAGACAAAGCATATTTTCAAATTGATAAATATGAAGCTGAATTGAACGCACGTACTGGTGGCTTCAAAGGAACAGCAGCAGATCAAACAAGAAGAATGCTAGGCCGCTAAAGCCTACCACAAATAAAGAAGGGCTACGTTGTAATGACGTAGCCCTTTTGTTTTGGTGCCGGATGTCTGAATCGAACAGACGACCTGATTATTACAAATAACCTGCTCTACCTCTGAGCTAAACCGGCTTTAGGTGGCCCGGCAGGCCAGATTCGAACTGGCATTGCGTCCTTTACAGTGCTACGCTTTAGAAGAGCGTTCTGATACTGCCGGTGTGTTGTTATTCCTACGCATATGATATGCATCTAGGTTCTCGAAATAGGCAGCATCAAAGCCTCGCTGCCATTCCTTTCCTTTAGAGCTTTCAGGATTGTACTTACATTCCATCCAGCCCCGATAGAAGGCGTAGTGGCCTTCAGCATACGCATATTTGTTGGTGAAGCCTGCTGATGGGGAGGTTGTAGCAGTCTGCTTTGACGACGTATTTGTTGTCTGCATCGAGTTGTCCTTTCTTCATGAAGACAGCATCTTTATAGAATGCTTCTTTGCTAATGATGCCGCACCACCATGCTGTTGTCAAGTTGTTTTTGACACGAACAAAAGCATAGAAGTCACATTGTTGCTCTGTGTTGTATCCAGCAACACTGCACATGTAATGTGGCAATGGTGCCACTGATGTGCTCTTTGTCTTTACGTCAATTTTAGCTCCGTCTGCAATGAGGTCATAGTCATAGGTGTTAGCTTCAATGATGTCTTCATAAAAGTGTGATAGCACTCTTAGTGCCACTTCCTCTCCTATGAAGCCAACAAGATTACCAGCACCACGTGTGATGGAGTTGTTGAGTCTTCCCATTTCGCTTGCTTTGCGTCGGGCTCTCAACAACATCTCATCTGTCACTTCCACTTCATTCATGCTTTGGTGGCAAATTCAATGGAGAAGAATTCACCAAGGTAGATTGTTAGGAAAGGCAGCTTTATCAGCAGCCCGTTGTAGCAAACAATGTCTTCTTCCTCTTTTCCTTCCTCGTTGATGTAGCCGATACGATAGCATATGTCTTCATTGGCTTCGATGTCAATGCCTACGCCTAAGCGTGTACGTACAACAATTTCCATCATGTGTCTCCATCTTCATATCTCGTCTTAGCAATGATGTAGTCTTTGACAAGAGAGCTTCTGACAATGTCATCAATGCCAAATTCAAAGCGGCTAAATTGAGACATGCTGTCAGCAATTGCCAGAAACTTAGGCAAGCCTGTCCTATCATCCTTCTTCTTCAAATCAGTCTGACGGATGTCTCCGCAGAACACAATTTTGCTGTTGTAGCCAACACGGGTGATGATGGTGTCAAGCTCTTCGTAGTTGCAATTCTGAAACTCATCAACAAGCAAGATGGCATTGGAGAAGGTGGTGCCTCTAATGAAAGAGGTGGACAAGAATTCAGCATGGCCTTGCTCACACAGCCTATCCCATGCGTCCTTACGCTTGAATAGCTCTGCCGCTATTTGCCTATAAGGCTGAATATACACCTCCATCTTGTCATCAACATTGCCGGGTAGGTGGCCCATGTCGCGGCCCTGCACAGCGCTTCTGATGACAACAACTTTGGTATATGGGCTATTCCTGTCCAGCACTTCTTCAAGGGCTTTGTACAGGGCTATATAGCTTTTGCCTGTACCGGCTACGCCGTGCAAGCACATGAAATAATGTCCACGTTGATAGGCTTCAAAGAACCTACGCTGCATCTCCGTCTTAGGTTGAATTGTCGTCAAATCATCCAGTTTCACTTTCAGACTTTGTGACTTCTGTTGCGTCTGCTGCACTGGAGCTTCTGTAGCTCCTCCCTCCAACAGCGCCACCTTCTTCCTAGTTGCCATTAGCTCTCCTCAAGGTAAAAGAAAGGGGCCATTATAGACCCCTTTTGTTGTTTAGCGAATAGGACAAGCTCCAGTTGCACAATCAGCATCATCCAATCCGATGCTGGCTTCATCGACAGAAGTGATGAGGGTAGTGCTGGCCTTCAATTCATCAAAGGCTTCCTTAGAAATTTCTTCATACGGGGCCTGATGAAAACCATGCTCTGAATGTAGCAGGAAAGACAAGCTCTTATGGCTGTTCTTGTAATGTTTCTTCAGATACTTCTTGATTTCAGTAAGCTCTTCTTTGCGGTAGTAGACAGTGCAGCTAACGCTGTTGTCGCTCCACAGAGATTGCATACGCTTCACTTGCTCAAGCTGGTCGATGGCAGTCATATCCTTTGCCAGCTTCGTTCCTTCCGGGTAAGAGAAGGGGAACGAAACAACAACGGTGGAATGATCGTCAGAGCCATCGAAGTTGCGTTGATATTCCACAGGATAGCCATGCTTACGGCAAGTATCAACCAGCGGATGGTTGCTGGAGATGCGGATACGCCGAATCATGTACTGAGCATAGCCCGGATGGATACCCGGTGTCACACCCGGCAGCAACGACAGCGTTCCTGAAGGCTTGATGGTGGTCAGCTTCACAGACGGAGACACACCAATCTTGGTGCTGTATTCAACGTCATAGGCCCTCAGAGCCTTATACGCCTCGTCCAGCCATCCAATCTGCTCTTCGCTGCTCTGGAGCACACCAGTGAGGCCAATGCCCATACGCATATTCTTATGGACGATGGCTTCCGTTTCCTTCAGATGGCAAGGCAGCATCAGGCTATGCTTGTTGATGCGATAGAGCATCTTGCACAGGTCAATAAATTCTTCCTTGCTGGTGATATTGGGAAGAAACACTTCTGCTAGGCAGCAGGTTTCAAAATTGGCAAGGGATTGTTCTGCACAAGGGTTATACCCCTGAACATCTGGATCAGGGTATTCAGTTTCTCCGAGACGACCGACTTTTCGGCTGAGCTTAAGGTTGATAAGACCGTAGGGTTCTCCCTTGCCTTCATAACCATCCCAGAAGAACTCGTGAACGTCGTTGATATCATCACACACCACGGAGTTGTTGGACATGGCCCTCCATGACGGGATGTTACCCAAGTCCCATCGCTTAGCAAGTAGGTATTCAACATCATCTGCATCTCCAATCGCAATTTGAGCGCTGCGGCGAACATTACCAGCCACAACGACAGCACCGATGATGTTCATGATGTCCAGAGCATCCACCGGACGAATCTTCTTACCACGCCTACGCTCCAACACAGCCCCGATGCGCTCAATACCTTGGCACAGGTCTTCAGGGCCGCTGGCGGTGCCTCCAAAGCCCTTGATGGGGGCTCCCTTGCCTCGAATCATCTTGGTGCTGTAGGAGAAGGTGGCAACGTTGTCGCTCAGGAAAGCAGCCTTCAGCGTCCTACCCAGCAGCTTCACCCAGCCTTCACGGCTATCCGGCAC